CTGATTATTCCGGTGACAAAGAGGGCGGCGAAGGGATGGCACGCGATGCTGAACGTGAATCCTCACTCGCTGGGCCCGATCCAGATCCATCTGGAATTAATGGGGAGGACGAAACTGTGTGGAAAGAAAAGTACGAAGAGCTTAAAGCGGAATACGACACGCTAGTCGAGGCGCACGACGCGCTGGCCGAGCGCGTCCGTGCGCTGCAAGGGTTTCCAGCTTCCAGTCTCGAATCTTCAACTTCCAGACCTCCCTCGGGAGCATCCCGTCTGCTGGGAGCAGGCGAGGATGAAGGCGAAGCGGCGGATTCTCGAAAAGGGCTGGGAGCCGCCGCTTCCGCATCTGCTGATGGGCGGCCCGCGCACTACGATCTCAATTTCATCTATGACGAAATTAAACACCGTGCCCAAAAGGATCCCGGGATCCTCGAGCTCCTCGCGCGCCGGCCGGAGCTGCGCGTCACCGTCGAGCGGCCAACAATCGAAGTGAATGGCGACACTCTTCGCGGCGCCCTGGCCACGCTGATCTTGAAGAAGTTTTTCGATTCCCCGCAGAACGCTAACACTGCGTTCAACGAACTGAAGCGCCTGGGCCGCCGTGTTGCCAAACCAGGCGTCTACCGCGAGCTCGATAAGCTGGCCGAGCTCGGCTTCGTCACCAAAGAGGAGACCGGCTATCAGGCCGTCGCGGGAATGAAGATTCATATCATCGAAGAAAAATCAGGAAAGGCGGTCGCCGCGCGATGACGATTCAGAGTTATCCCGATGAGCTGGACTACGTAAACGCTCGCCTTCATCCGCTGAGCCAAACCGATGATCACAGTTTTCTAGGAACGTTCTGTCAGGCGGCACTTCGTGCAGATGAATTGAACTACGAAATCATCCGCCCAGCGCTCCTGGAACTTATGAAGAAATATCCTGCCAATCCGGACCGGCTTCGGATGGAGCGCCACGATCGCGGTGTTGATGAACCACGGGTAACTAATCACGAGTCACCAATCACGGGGGCTGAATGAGCGATCAGAACCCAACTGAGAAGGGCGCTCCGAAGGAAACTCCGGTACTCCTGCCGAAATGCCCGCACTGCGGCCAGGATGTTCCGGGATTAAATGTGTCCACGATCATTTTGCCCATGCCGCAGAATCCGCAGGGAGACATGACGTTCCTTCTGCCGTGCTGCCCGCTCTGCAACAAGATCATCACGGCGCAATACGTGGGCTACACGCCCCGCACGCCTGGCGTGGCCACTCCGCCGTCGAATCTCTGGCGGCCGAGCTGAAAAGCAGTGGCTGGTGACAATAGTGACCGGTGATTTGTGAGTAGTGAAATTCAAACCGGCGAGATCCGCTGCGTGGGTTGTGGCTGTACGGATTCGAACCCATGCATCGATCTCGCCGGTCAGACATGCTCCTGGTCGGTAGTGAACGAGGAAACCGGCGCCGGCCTGTGCACAGTGTGCGCGATGAAACCGCTCGATCAGCTCATCGAGCAGGGCCTGTTTTGGTAATTCACGATGGAGATCAATTTCAACGCACGTGCAAAGGAAATTCGATGGTCCACCGGGTCGTGTGGAAAATCAGGCTGCAGCGATCCTGAATGCGTATGCGCTCTTTGCCGAAAACCTTTGGGCATTTCAGAAGACGATCGTAGCCACGATCCGGAATGCGAAGGATGCGAGCGCTGCGAGGATGACGTGCCAATCATCGTTTTTCGCGGAGAAGGAAAGGATATGAAACAGGCCGCCTTTCATGGGAAATGCTTCGCGGCAGTGACCTTTGTTCACATGCCATCGTTCACCGATCACGATCGACAAGGGGGTACGAATGACGCGACGTGAATGGCTTCAAAAGAATCCGCCGCCGCAGCCGGCGGGGCCGCTGCTCGATCGCGCAGCCGAGCTCGAGGCACAGGGGAAAGCCACGGAAGCGGCGACGATCCGCGGCCAGGCGTCTGCGGCGCCGGCGAGGTGCCCTCTACATCCCTCGGCGCCGCTGTACCGCCATCAGAATCGTCAGGAAGATTTGTACGTCTGCAAACAGGGCCCTCACTTCCTGATGTGGACGCCCGTCGGCGCGCGCGCGCAACTCGTCCCGCTCACGAAACTCGATCTCCCGGATATTGATGCGGAAATGAAGTGATCTATGCCTGAGCACTACACACGGAACACGCTCACGGCGACGGCCTGGTGTGCGAAATGCCACCGCAATACGGAGCACCGCGTGGATGACGGCCGCCGCGGCCCTTGCCTCGATCCCGATCATCCTGCGCCGCCTATCCCGCGCGCGGTGATACCGAAACTCGATCTGCCGAAAGAACCGGAACAGGGAGATCTCTTCGGAGAGAAAAAGCCATGACGAAGCGCCAAGCGCGGGAATTTTACTGGTTTTCGCAGGGATTCACGGATGCGGCCCTCAAATTGCGCCAGGCCGCGCTTGAGTGCGATCCGACCGGACGCAGGAAGCGAACGCACGTCGCGCGCGGCGCGTTTGCTGCCTCGATGCTCCTGGATGGTGATCTCCGCCAGAGGCAAAAACGGAAGGGAAAATAATGGCCTCGGGGCACGGATCACGAATCGAGGGTCACGCTCCCGTGCCCTGGAGCGAGTACGACGAAAAATGGCTGCGGCGCGCGCTGTGGTTCGATTTGTACGCGATGTGGACGTTGCTCCTGGCGGGAATAGGTTTCGCGATCTGGAAAGCATGGGTTTCCGCGTTCATCTGTTTTTGCGGAGCGCTCTTTTACCTGATCGATCTGTGCGTCCAGCAGAACAGGTTCGACCTGATGCAATTGAACAAGCCGCGCAGCACGGCGGGGTTGACCGAATGGATCCAGTTGCGGCCGTGGCAGACGGAAATCTGCTGCGCCTGCGGCTCGATCGTCCATCTCGATGGGGCCCTGTGGTTTCCTAATCCGGTCGATCCCGGAGGCGGCCGATTCTCGATCGTCTGCCCCTGCGGCATCGGTTACTTCAAGCTGAAGGTCAAGGCGGAAACCCTGGTATGAGGTCATCCCCTACAAAAAAAACGATTGTTGCCCGGCGCCCTCGGTCGAGGAAATCGGGATCTTTTCGGCCGATCGGAGCGCGTAGGGTAAAGGCGCCTCCGCCGGAAATATACGTCAAACTGCCAGTACATGACGTTTGGAGGCCCTATAGTCGCGCCCACCTGCGAAACAAACGCGGATACGTGTATCTATGCTGGCGAGACGGCGAAAAGGTCAAAAACTACTATCTAGGAAAGGCGCCCCGGAAGTCCCCTACGCCGGCGATCGCTGCAGCAGCTCCTCGAGCTCGCCGGCGCCGGCGCCAGGCGAGGCCTGCAGGATCCGCCCTGTAGGGCAAATAAATGGCTGCCATACTCAAAACGCTGCCTACGTTCTTCGCCCGCGGGAAGATCAATGAATTCCTGTCGACTCCGTTTTCTAATTTCTTTTTCACGCTCGGCCGGGGCCGGCCGCAGCGGCCGGATCCCGTGACGGAGATCTACTTCACGCACAACGGAGTGATCCTGGGACATTTTGATATCACCGAGATCGTCCAGAACAAGGGGCAGCTCCCGCTCCTCACGACGCTCGACGGACGTCCGTCGGAGTGGCAGATCAAGCCCGATCGCTGGGTTGCCGTCTGCCGAGGGCCGTTCCATCGGCTCGAGGAGAAGTTATTTCACAGCGGATTCCGCGGCTGGCGTTATTTCGACCTGGACGCGTACCGCGGCACGCTCGAATCGAAAGTGCGCCTATGAAGAGAAGCGGAGAGAAGGGCACGCGGAAAGCTGGGAAGGCGAGACGGGTAGCTCGATCCAAACCCGACATCAGGCTGCGACCTCCTGTCCCTCTGTCCGCTGGGTATCAACGCAAACCAAAGAAGCTGAGTGCTCGCCGAATCATCAGAGATTTGCGATGGGCCCTCGACAATTCCACGCACAAACTTGTAGGAATGGTCGACGACCTGGCGAAGATGCACCAAGCCGCGCGGGATGCTCTGCAGTTTTACGATCGTGCCGCCGGCAATTCTCGCGCCGATCACGGATGGACCGCCGCGGACGTCGAGCGCGTGGCGGAGATCCGCGCACTGGTGACTGGAATACCTTCGCGGACGTAGAACCGCTCTTGCAAGAATAATAATTATTCTGCATCGTCCCCGCCTCAAAATGCATGCGGATGCCCTCCCAGTGCATAAAAACCCCGGTGCGCGCGGGCGTAGCGAGGACTTCTGCATTGAGGGTAAGGTCCAAGCCTATCCCGCGATCTGATGCCTTCAAATCGGCTGTAAAGCGTTTTTCGAGGGTGTTTTTAGAAGGAATCGCGCCGGCAAGGCGTAGGGGCGATTGCCGGCGCGCTGAAGGGACGGCAACCGATCTCCAGAGCGGCTGCAGTCAGATGGCGGGCGCAGAAAGAAGATCTAGGCCGAAACGCCGATGTCCATTGCTTCCCAATCCTGGGCGAGCAAATCCGTCTGGCTGCACAGCCACGGAACCAGGTGATCGTCCGCGGTTTTCAAGTAGACGTAGGGCAGGGACATTTTGGAATCCACATCCGGGAGCTGCAGCGCGAGCCACATGTTCTTGCCGTTCCACCCTCTGCGGCAGACTTTCCCGCCGCTGCGCAACCGCTCGATGGCCCATCCGATTCCGTTCATGATGTCTCCCTAAATGAGTGAGCTTTTGGGTTTCCCGGCTAGGCCGCGGCTGCCGGCGAAGAAGGATTCATCTGCGTCACGGCTCGCACATTCAGGATCCCTACCACCGCGTCCGTTAACTTCTGAATGTAGACCGTGTCGACCTTCAGGCCCTCGGCCGTCAATAGCTGCGTCACCGTCGGCTCGACAATTGAAATCACGTCTGCGGCCTTCTGCAGCCCGGTGCCCGTTTGCATATTCGCGGCCGCCATCTTCTGCTCGGCCATCGCTACCGCCTTTTGAATCAGGCCGACCGAATTGACGACTCCTGCGATGACAGCCTGGTCCTGCGGGAAAATTTCCGCCGCGAGCTCGGCCGCCGGGACCAGGTATTTCTCGACCTCGGTCAAGACCTTCAGCGCGTCCTTCCCGATCTGTTCCATAATGGTCACGAACTTGATTGTCATGCGTTTGTTCTCCTCGATTTTAGATTTTGAAGTTCTTCCTGAATCAGCTTTTTCACTTCTGGAACGAGACGGTCTATCGTGTAGCGCGCCACGCGCTCGCGCTCGATTGGCAGCACCAATTGATCAATCACTCCGTTCAGCCGTTTTTTGATTTCGGTGTCGCGGATCATTTGCTTTACTTCGCCGACGTGGCCACCTGGGCCGCGGGGCCCGCGAAATCCCGCAGGAACGCCTTGATCACAGTCCACGTGCCCCGCACTGGTGTTGTTTCGCGATGGACGAAAGCGTGAATGTCTCCGGTGGTGGCATCGAGGTTGCCGGCGGCGCCGTCGACATGGGCCAGCGTTTCATGGATGGCGGGATCGGACATTGCCGTCGCCGCCGCGGCTGTCGCGTGGATCCCGTTATCGATCATCGGGCGCAGCGCGTCGATCGTGTCGTCAATTTTGGCGGTCGTGTCGGTGAGATTCCGCATCGCCGACATTTCGAGACCCGTGGAAGCGTCCAGGCTCGCCGCCACGCGCGGCACCAAGACGTCGTTCAAGCTCCGATCGGTGCGCACCATGATCTCTTTCGCATCTGTGATCAGTTTGTAGACCTGGAGCTGCGTTTTCTGCCAGTAGGCGGCTTGCTCGGTCGCCGCCTCGGAGAATCTGTCCTCCGCGGCGGTGGCTCGCGCGATCGCGTCCTGTGAGTTTTGTAGAGCGATATCTGCATCCACTGCGATCGGGGCCACCTGGATCCTCAGTTCACGGAAGAATAGGCCGCCCTCGATCATCAGAAATGCCGCGGCGACCGTCACGATGCCGGCGCAGAAGGCTTCAAATGTTTTCATTTCACTTGGTTTCCCATGAGCAGCAAAAACCATTCGATCATTCCTAACGCGTAACAGCCTGCGATCGCCGCCGCAGCGGCCACGGCCAGCCCAAAAATCGTGCCACCCAGCAAAATAGCGGCAGTCCGAAGACGAGGATCAGGGCGATCGCAAAGAACAGTAATCCGAGCAGCAATCGAAGCCATGTCACGTCAGTCTCCGCTCGCGGCCGCGAGCTGTTCATAAATCTGCATCCGAGCCAGGCCGTTCGGGATGTACTGCGGATCCGCCGTGGGGGCTCCGTGCGCGCGGCCGGTGTTCCAGCAGGAAAACATCTCGGAAAAATCCCCCGCCAGGTTCAGCTCAAAGCGGATGGCAAATTGAGCGAGCATCCGCAACGTAACGAGAAAACTGAGTTCTGGAGTTTCGAGGGCGGGGGCCTTGACGGAGAAGGGAATCGCTTCGTAGCCCATTATCTGGGTAAGACCCCAAGAATTCGCAAGGCCATCCAACTGCTGCAGCGCGTCGGAAATGACAGCTCGAAATCCTGGAGCAGGAGTGGCCGCAACACCCGTGAACGGAGCGGCGAGGTAAGCAAGGATGCTGTCACGGACAATGCTTCCGTAAGCCGGCGCTCGTCCCTGTACCACTTCCCAGAGAGCTGCAAGCACACCTTTTTCAAATCGTCGGGCATTCGGATCTCCTCCGGATTCGTTGGCCACAAGTGCGGCAAGGAAAGCCGGGGGCACACTGGACTTCGCGCAAGCGGCCGCGATCGCGGATCCCCACTTTGCGTGAATCGACTGCATCAGGGTTGTGTTGGGATCCGCCATTAGAGATCCGCTCTACCTCTGGCCGGGGATACTAGAAGCGCGCATCACTCGACACAACTTATAAGAATTATAAGATTTGTCAGATTTCATAGAGCGCCAGCCCGATACCGAGAATGGCGCCCATCACCAATGCAACCCCGCCCCAGGAAAAGCCTCCCGGTGCGGCGGATCCCGCCGGGAGGAGACCACTGGGAATCGTAAGCGTCGACGTGCCTCCACCTGGTGACGCGCCGGCGCCGGCCGCAGTGAACGCCGTCACGGCGGCGTATTGCGTCTGTACATTGTTCAGGATTTTCGCCACGTAGTTGCGAGTCCCAGCCGGAGCGCTGGAGAGCCATCCGGATCCGTTCGCCGCCATCGCATTTTGTACGTTGCCCGGGCCCCAGTTGTAAGCGGCGAGAGCGGCCGTTGGATCTCCGAATTGTGCGAGCATCATGCGGAGATAGCTGACCCCTCCCTGAATGTTTTGCATGAGATCGGTCGGATCGACGCCGAGTTGCTGGGCCGTGGCCAGCTCGAGCTGGAAAACGCCGATCGCGCCCTTCGTGGAGACCGCGTTCTGATTGAAATTTGACTCGACGCTGGCGACCTCGAGCGCCAGAGCGGGATCCACCCCCTGGCGCTGGGCCTCGGCGATAATCGCATTGGGGATGCTGGACATAAATTTCAACTTGAGCCTAAGCGAAGGGCGATCCCTAGAAAGAAACTGCTCGAGACCCTCCCATCTCTCGATTCACCGCAAATCCGCAGCGCCAGAAACGTTTTTGTCGCGGGATGCAGCTTCTGCCTTCCCCTTACGCTTCGGGATCGCCCTTCGCTGGGGCTCAATAAAAGCAGGATGATCTTTTTCATTTATCCCCCACAGGCGATGAACGCGATATTGTCCGTGCCTGTGCCACTGAAAGTGATCGAACTTGCGCTGGCCGGAATACCATCGCTCGCATTCGCTTTTGTGGTGATGTCGTTTGTCGTGACCGTGAAACTGCTGGAGCTAGTGAATGCCGGCGAAATCCCCGTGATCGTCGAAGCTCCCGCGGAAAGGGTAGCGATTCCCGAAACGCAATGTTCGGCCGTCGTCAATGTGTTGGTGCATGCTCCATTTGCCGCCACCGTGCCGCACTGAACGCCAATCGTATTCCACGTCATCGTCTCGGTGGTCCCGCCAGGTGTACTCAACACTTGCCCGGCGACCGGAACAACGTTCGGCCACGTGTATGTGTAAGGCACGGTGCCGATGTTGTTGAGAAATGACACATTGGGGCCGAGCGCACTTACGCCGGCCGCTGGACCTCCGGCCGCTGTAGTCACCAAGCTGACCGTCGGACCGGTGGCATTGAAGAATAGTTGGCTTACTTGCAAACCCCCAAGCCATAAGTTGAGGCCAAAAGAACCAGAGCTGTTACTTGCTAGTCCTAGGAAAGATTGCCTGGTACTTCCTGAATTTCCGGGAGCATCAGCTTCCGCTACCGTAAAATCCCAAGCAGTCGATGTGTTCGGCGATAATTCGAAAAGTGATGGTTGCCCCTCATAGGAAAGGCTGCCGCCATTCCCGCAAACAGTAAATGAGCCTGTCGCTGTGAGATTGCATCCCCCGTTCGATACAGCGAGCGGCCCGCCGATGCTCCCGGTGGGGGTATTGGAGAGTTTCGGGCAGCCCGCATTTATATTTGAGCTCACGCTCTGGCTTGCGCCGCTGATCGAAACGGACACCACAGTGCATTGTTGCGGGCCTGTGCCGGCGGGCGGCGCGATCCCGGGCGCTTCGTTCACTGTGAATTGCCACTGCGTCCCACCGGGAGAGATCACAGCATTGCTGGCCAGATTCATGCTGAAAGTTCCGGTCACGTCCGCAGTGGCTCGAGTGAAGGATGCGACTTGCTGGCCGTTGATCGTGGGAGTGATGCCCGTGGGAATAAGCTGAGCCTGCACGGAGGCATTCGAGTACGGCAGCCCATTCGGATCCACAATCGTGGCGTTGACGGTCGTGATGTTCTGCGCTCGAGTAGGGAAGGTAAGCAGTAGGCAGGCCATGAGAATCGCCGCGACGAAAGGCCCCACATGGAATCTAGCTCTCATCCTGATCGTCGTCTTCCTCATCGTCATCGGCTGGCACGGGAATCTGCCCGGGATCGATCTCTTCCCACTCTTCCTCGATGCGATCTTCATCCTCGGCCGCATTCAGTCCGGAGCACGCGCCGAGATGCCTGTGAAATTCCGCGATGCATTCCGCCTTTGTGCGGCCGTAAAAAATGTGCTCGACGCGGATGATGTCTTCGCCAGGATCGACTCGATAGATGTGATAGGCCCAGGCCATGTGTACTCCGCGACTCGCGATCGGCGACTTGTGAAACCGATTTATCGGTGTACGCCGTTCAACAAGACCGAAAGACCGGAATCGGTCAAAAGGAATGCCAGCAGTCCCGTCCAGAACATGATCTTCCCAATTTCAATCATTTTCCCGTTGGGGGCCGTGGACAAACCGAACATCAGAAGGCCTACGATCGCTACGAGCAAACTCAGATAGATGATCATCATTTCTCCTTTGTTGCCGGCGGCGCCGGCGGAGTGTCTTCGTGCTTTGGCGGTGGCGGGGCTTCCGAGGGCTGCGCGCCGTAGAATTTCATCACGATGCCGCGAATGTTCAGCGCTCCGTAGTAGCTCACCAGATCGAGGAATTTGTTGTATTTCGGCGAGTTGAAAAACTCGCGCGGTGGAGCAAGGAAATAAATCGCGTTCCAAAATGCTCCCCAATATACGATCACATCCATTACTTGGTGGAGCGTGATGTGGTGCATCAGTTTCTCCAGGCGTCTTCACGTAGCAATCTGGCGACTCGTCCCGCCTTTTCTTTGGGCTCGAGCTCCTCGATCTCGTTGGCGATCATGTGTTTCCAGCGGCGTTCTGCCTTGCGTTCGTTCTCTCGGCCGACTCCCGCGACGTTGTTAACATCCGACTGCGCCTTCTGAATTTTGAGGCGCATAGTGGCGTAGACGACGCCGGCTCCGAACACCGCGCCGATCGCTGCCCAGGCGAAAACCAGAATCGATTCCGTCACGTCTCGCCGCCGTCGTCTTTTTTCTCAGGCCGCTGCACCAGAAACGGTTTCTGCGGATCGCAAGTGGCTCCCTCTATCGTGGCGCTGTGGTGCGTGCGTTCTTCGAAAATCCTCACAAATTCCTGGTGCTGGCGATTCCGCACCTCGCCCTTGATGTCAAACATGGCCGTCACCAGCTCGTCAAAATGCCCGCAGCAAAGATCGAGCCCCCCCCACCGGTGCGGCGCCGGCAAGCCGCACACGGTCCCGCGCTCCGTGCTGAATCGGCATAGAGCATCCATGTCTTTGGCCCTCTCCCCGTGGTGTCATCGTCGCCGATCCTTTCGATGAATCTGTTCGATCAAAACGGTTCTTGGTTCCAGCTAATCACATCGTTCTGCGTGATGCTCGTTGCCGTAGCCACGCAGGTCGTCACGGAGCCCGACGTTTGCGTGATGACGTTGGCGCGAGTGGTGCGGTCGCTGAAGTTGCATTGGTGGTCGTCAGGACTGACGTTTGGGAATGTCAGAGTGATCGTGCTCGCCGCCGTTACGCCTGTGCATGTGAACTTACCGCCCCGGTCGCCCAACACAGCGGGAACTTGCGTCGTGATTGTCGCGCACGCCCCGGTCCCGGTGACCGTTGGCGCGGTCCCAATGGAAAGGAATTGTGAGGCAAATAGCGGCGCGTCGTTGCTGTAGACGGAATCAGACCCGGTCAATGTCGGAGGATTGCCACCGATGAAGTTAGTAGCTGCTGAACCGCCCAACACATCCTGCGACAGTTCTATGCCAGGGTTCCCACCAGTAATCGAAGAGTCAGTAACCGGATTAGGAGTGAAATTCTTGTCCAGCACGCCGTTGCGATACGCATAGAGCCAATTCCCGATGTGGTACAACTTGATAACGTCATTGGTTGCGCAGCCAACTACGGCTGTTTGACTCGCTAAGATTGTCTGCACGCCCGTAACATGCTTATAAATGCCGCTGCCGGTCGCAGCCGCCCCAGAACAAAAATACGAGTAGAAAGTATCCGCTGTTAGGCTGGCATTTGTGATTACTTGGGCGTTGGAAGAAGCGTTGGCATCTATTGCGGCCACCGTTAGCTGTGCAAATTGGTCACTGGACGGAAACTGCTCACCGATAAACACGTTGAAGCAGTTTGTTGGTAAAGCAGTGGTACATTGCGCCCTGTTGCTGACAATCGAGAATGTATTGACACTGAACGAACCTAGATGCCACGAAGGCCCCAGACCAACGACATTCGCTCTGGTGAACGTGTCAATTCCGGGCGTACGCGAAAGATTGTGCTGCGAAGTCGCTTGCAAGACCGTGAAAGATGTCCCACCGCCGCCATCAAAAAGATTCGGAATTCCAACCAAGCCGATATTCTGGTTTCCAACCAAATAGCTGAGTAGACCGTTAGTGGCCCCCGGATTCGTCTCTGCAAAATGGTAAACTGGAAGAAATAATGGGTATCCACCTGCTGTGGCATCCTCTAGATCGAATCCGAATACGGTTAGAGCGCTGCCGAGAATCATATTCGGGCCGAAAGTCAGGCAACGTGCGACTTCCCCACAAGCAGGAGCAACCCAGAAAGAAGAGTGACTAATTGTAGGACCGCGCATTCCGATGTCTATGCCGTGATTGCCGTCTAGAGCTGCGCTTTGATTGATACCAACATGCTCGCCCCGCACATCTAAACCGACATCTGCACCCATGGTGTAAGACCAATCAAACTCAGAGTGTTCCTTGGATCCATTCACGCTAGTCAAGCCAATCAAACCACCGGGATCTGTTTCTCCCCATGCGGTACACGCGTCCTGAACTGGAAAAAGGAGCGAGCCCTGTGCGACTGCCGTATCTGCGAAAACGTGGTCATATTCGACGTTTAACCCATTCTCCATCGACGATTCAGTTTCGCAGCCGCGCTGATTTGTAGGGACTCGAATGCCTAGATTCTTCAGGCGCATACTTGCGCCGACATTGGTCGTCACGTCCTTACGCGCCCACAGAACAGTAATTTTGGTATGCAGCGGCACCGATGAAACCGCTGCCGGTGTGAGATTGATGATCGTACCGCTTGTCTGCACTGGCGTTCCGAACTGATCAACTACCTGGTCTCCAATTTCACCCTCAACTAACCATTGAGTGACCTGCTCTGTACTCGCACTGCCGCAACCTGAAACACAGGGAGGAAACGCCATGCAGTAGGCGTTCGAGAATCCGCCCGTCGATTCCGTATCGAGGCTGTTGCAATTGTAGATACCCTGCTTCATGAAAAAGTGGCCGCCATTTGGCGTAGCTGCTACAAGACCGTCCCACAGTGCCCGAAAGTCAGTAGAAGAGGTAAGAGCTCCGGTCACATTGTTTTGCGCGCAATATGTGGTCCCGCCTATGCTGTACGTTCCGCAATTTGAGCTGCTGGCTGGAAACATTGTGAACGTGCTGCTCGGACCATTTGCGCCCGGCCCTGCAGCGGCACTGTTGGAGAGTTTCGGGCAGCCCGCATTTATATTTGAGCTCACGCTCTGGCTTGCGCCGCTGATCGAAACGGACACCACAGTGCATTGCTGCGGGCCGGTGCCGGCGGGCGGCGAGATTCCCGGAGCTATGTTCACCGTGAATTGCCACTGCGTCCCACCGGGAGAGATCACAGCATTGCTGGCAAGATTCATGCTGAAAGTTCCGGTCACGTCTGCAGTGGCTCGAGTGAAGGATGCGACTTGTTGGCCGTTGATCGTGGGAGTGATGCCCGTGGGGATAAGCTGAGCCTGCACGGAGGCATTCGAGTACGGCAGCCCATTCGGATCCACGATCGTGGCGTTGACGGTCGTGATGTTCTGCGCCAGGGCAGGGAAGGGAAGGAAGCAAAGCAAGCTGAGGAAGCAAAGAATTCGGGAAATCTTGAAGAACATTCGCCACTCTCCCCAAAGTTATCTGCCGTTCAGCGTGAACGGTTCATCGAGAATGCGTTCACCGTGAACGGTCGATTGCCGGGGAAAGTGGCGCTCGATCGTGCGATTTCCTGCTAGGAACTACTGACTCGAAACCGTGATGTCCATCGCCACGCTCGCCTTCACGCAAATCCCATTTTGAAATGCCAAATTGTAAGGAATCGTTCCGAGTGGCGCCGTAGCCGTAGCGGTGATCACCGCTACTGTGTTCGTCGCTGGAGTGCCTGTGCAGCTTGCCTGCGGAAGATCAAAAATGCTGATCGTACCGGCCGCCGGTGTGTTTACCGTGACAGAGAGCAAGACCCCGCCGATATTCTTGACGTTCTGGGCCGTAGTGGCAGTGATGTGGCTGTAGCTGCCAAAAGTGGAATTCGGTTGCCCCGGCGGCAGGAAGAGGTAGTCAAAGGCAATCGTTCCAGCTCCGCCGGTGCCCGTGATATACGTCACCGTAACCGCAGAGCATGGAAACGAGAGGACCGGAAACTGTTGGACGTTAGTGTTGTTAGAAATCGTGAACGTCTGTAGATTGTAAGTATTCACGAGGGCTTGGGCATTGCAGGCCACGGTGAGCGTGGAGCCGCTGATCGCCGCCGTAGAATATTGAAAGACGAGCACTCCCCCCGTCATTCCGAACGGGGGAATGATGCTGGGACTCGCGAAAGTCGTGTTTTCCGGAGCTCCATGCACCACTGCCTTGTCGATCGTTTCGCTGAGAGCAAAGCCGGCAACGGGAATGGTCCCGGAGGAAGATCCAGAATAGCTGAGGGTGAAAGTACCGCCGCTGCAGGTCACCAAAAGCTGAATATTGCTATAGGCTCCCGAACCAAAAACCGTCGCCTGACCGCCCCCTGAACTTCCAGACGCCATCGCCGTATCCGACAGCGTGTAGATGGCGCCACCGCTGTCAATGCCTTGAATTTGCAGACTTGCATTGGTATTCGCACCTGAAAATTGGGCGTTGGCCCAATGGATCGTCTGCCCGATATTGCGAAAGCCGAGAGCATTCAGTGCAGGATTTGAAGTGACGAAAGTCTGAGCAGATCCCGTGCACGACACTCCGCTGGCCACAGTAGCTTGGATCAACTGCGGCGAGAAGGTGCCCTGGTACTGGGCGCGTGAAACGCCCGGAACGAAAAGAAGAAAGAGAACGAGCGCCAACAGCCTGGCAAGGCGTTTCTTCATTGATGGAAGAAAGTGCCTTGGGGTGCGAGGATTCTTCAACGCTTTGCGCAGACCGCGAATTTGTTGCTCCTTCGTGAATTTCTTCCTCTCCATCCTGCCTCCATGCCTCACATCGTGGTCAGATTCGGATCCTCGTACTCGAGCGGGTAGTAGTAGCCGAGCAGGCGTCCGCCAGAAAGCTGCCCCGCGAGCACGACGCTCACATTCATGACCACCAGCGTGACCACTTGGTTTTCAAAGACGCGGAAGCCGCTGGGATGGCGCGTCGGACTTGCCGGCGAACCAAGGCTGCCCAGAATCGCGTCGTAGCCGTCGACGGGAGCCCCATCGCGTGAAATTTGCCACGTCACCGCGCCGGATCCTTCCGTCCAGCCGCCTCCGACGAAATTGTTTCCGATGTTGGTGATGATCCCGTTGTTTCCGGTGGGGATCTGAATCGAAATGATGATGGCGCTGGCGCCGATCGCCGGGAGCGCGACGTAATTGAAGAGGTCGATCGGCTGAAATTCTGCCGGCGGGTAAATCCACGGCGGCAGCCGGTAGGATCCGGCTACCAATCCGTCCTGGCCGAGCGCGAGCGGAGGAGCGCTCATGACGATTTACCTCCCTGAACCCCATACATCCCGAACTGGATGATGTTTGGATTCGGCTCGAGATTCACCAAGGTGATCAACACTTGCGCGTTGGTTTCCTGAAACGCGTACGGCGCCGCCTGGCGCGAGCCCGTCATCCCGCCCTGAAACAGCGGGGAACTGCCCGTGCCGGCGAGATTCTGAAAATTGATTGGCCGGTCGGTGAGCCGCAGCCGTCGGTTCACGTCATAGACGTTCACGCGGAATCCGCCCTTGGCGTTCACGCTGGCGCTGCCGAAATAGCTGAGCAGGCGGAAACTATCCGGCATGGGGATGCGCACCCGGCCGGTTTTCAGCGAGCCGAGCGTATTGAATTCGCAGTACACCCAGATGGGGATCCCGCCCTTAATCGGAATGACCGTGCCATCGCCCAGGAGGTACGGATCCTTCTGATTATTCGCGATCGTGCCTCTGACGGCGAATTGATTGATCAGCGTGTTTACGAGACGCGCCAGCGTCAACGGCCGCAGTCTTGGAACCGCCGGCGCGGCTCCAATGTTAGGAAACCATCCGGACATAGGACTCTTCTTTCTAGGCGGGCTGCAAATACAGCCCGCACTCGCTAACTGCTCGAGACCTGCAGCAACGCGAAGCCGTGATAGGCGAGCTGCACCGTGTTTTGCGCGCCACTCGAATCCGTGAACGCATGCTGGTAGGAGCGAGATGCCGGCATGACGTATGGCACGGCGATCGGAAACGCCCCATTATTCGCCACCAGGCCCGCCAGGTTGTCGATAAACACGCCGTTGAACACGGTCTGCGACGATTGCTGCGAGCCTGAAAAAACCATGGCGCGCTGCGTCGCGGCTTCCGTGATCAGCACTTTCATTGCCGCGTTGGTGCGGAACGCCGCAAGGAACCACCACTCGAAATCCGCGTCCTGGGGGATCGTGAGGATGCTGGGGAGCTGCGTATTGAGCGGCACCACAGCATCCACGATCAGAACCCGGGGAATTTTTACGATCCCGCTAGCCGTAGCTGCGGGAGTTGGTGAAGAAGTCATTGAAGTTCACCTTTTCTACCCCACCGAAGGGGCGGCTTTTTCATTTGGCCCTAAACGTTCGCCCCGGTTTCCTGAACGAAACCGGGGAAGGATTAAACAACCGCGACGAGCGTGATGCCCTCGAGGTAGATCCACGCGAGGACGCCCACGGAAACGTACCCGGGAACCGTCGTCGTGCTGTTCGCCGTGGTATAGACCGTCGCTTGCGTCTGCGTCGGATCGCACACCACTTGGAACGGCTGTTGCTGCTCGAGCAGCACGCCAGTGATCGGCGTGATCGGCGGATATCCCGGAATATCCGGAACTCCGTCCGTGATCGGAGCAACGTTCTGCGCGGATGGCCAGCCATTCCCTGCGCCGAACTGCGCTTGCGGCGCGGTGAAGGTAGCTCCGCCGCTGGCGAACGTGCCCCCGCCGGCGGGCAATTTCTGGCCGTGACCGATCCAGAATTGTTTGCCGAGGGTCGAAAACGTCACCAGGTACTGCCCCGCCAACGCGTTGACGTCGGCGATGGACATGTCGGGACGCCCCATCAGCGAAATATTCTTCACCAGAAGTTTCTTCGGCGCATCGAGCGCGCCGCTGGTGAGAAGATTCGAGTGGAAGAACGTCTTGATGATCGGTCCGGCGGCGCCTGCCCCGGTGTATTGCTGCCCGAACGGAATCGTGAAGAGCGTTTCCGCGCGGACCGCCGTGTTGATCGCTACGCTGAAGAAGTCGTAAAGAGGCTGAACGCGTGCGTCCAGTTGCCCCTGCACGATATTTTTCAGGCGCATGCGGCCATGCGGCCGGCCGATCTCATGCTCCGACATCGTACGAAGGTGGACGCGGGTGCGGGCTGTACTTGCAGCCTGCATTCCGTTTGTCCGCCTTCGCTCAAATCGATTTGCTTGTGCTTGCATTGAAACTCACTCCCTTCCGGATTGAATTTTTGTCCCGGCGATTTCCAAATCGCTCGGGAGATGCACTGCAAAATCTTTAGCCGAACCTGCCGGCGGAGAAGCGCGTCGGAGCTCCCCCACGCCCGCCGGGTCCGCTCATGCCCTTTGCAGCAGGGGCGGGAGCGAGAATCGGTTGCGGATAGGGAGAAGTCGCGGTGCGGCCGTACGGATCGGAAACGGTGGGTACCGCGAAATAACTTTGCCAGTACGCACCGAGCGTGAACGTGGGATCGCCGGACAGGCCCTGGATTTTTGCGCCCAGGTTATCTGAGACGATACGAGTCACCGTCGCGACGGCGCCGCCGACGAAGAAGTCATCTCCGGTTTGTCCGGGGATCACCATTTTCATCAGAATGGCCGTAGCGGCATTCAACGCGTAGCCCATGATCCCGGTGTTCTGATTGGGCAGGGCCATCGCCGGAAACGCTCGAGCCGCAATATAGCCGACAGAACCCCAGAGAACCCGGGTCATGTCTCCTGCTTGCATGCCGAACGGATTTCGGCGGCGATGATGATACTTGTGTTTCTTTGCCAATTGAATCACCCCCTCTCGTCGATAAGGATTCCAGATACGAATTTGTGCCATTAGAAAGCCCTCGCAAAGACAACCCCGCCGGCAATGAGCGCGCCGATCATCAGCCAATTCGGTGAGCTCGCGGGAGCTGCAGCGGCCGGCGGAGGGATCGTGAGCGTGCTTCCGCTGGAAACAATTGGAGCGGCCGCGGGACCGGCGCCGGCGGATCCGCTTCCAGGCTGTGCGGCAGCCGAAGCCGGCGTAGCCGACTGCTGCGCGGCGAGCGCGGTATATTGCGCCTGCCAGTACAAAACCATTGCCAGCAGGGCCAGGCTCAACAAGCAATTGCTGTTACACCACGGACTATCGTTGATGGGTTGTCCGCCGCTTTGTATTCCTGAAGGGCCTGAAATGCTGCCGCCCGCGCCACCGGCTTTCATGAACTGCGAATAAATTTCCGGCAGCGCCGCTGCGGCCGCGGCCGGAGTGGTTTTACCGCTCTGCACGGCTTGCGCGATCACAGCGAACGCATTGTTGACGGCGGGAAGCGCGCTACATCCGAAATTCAGATCGCGCTTCACGGCGGCGGCGTGGTGCGCAAAGATGATCCCGATCACGCTGATGATCAGGCCCACGCCCATGGTGGCCGCGCCGAGCGCTACAGACGTGGCTACTGTGATTGCGTGGGTAGCGGTTGCGATGCCTATCCCTACTCCAGCCGATGACAAGGAGAGTCCGCTGGCCGTGGAAAATAAATTCAAGGGCTGCGCGGCGATTCCAGTGCAATCCGGACCGATCGGAGGAGTGACTGGCAACTGTCCCGATTCGACTACCGGTTCCAGCGTGGCCAGCCAGCCCGAATTTCCCGACGGCGCAGGGTTGACATGGAAACCCGAATACATCGAGAGAGCTTTCTGCAAAGCGTCGGCGGAGGTGATTGGCCCGGGAGCACCGAGGCCTCGCAGCGTGGGATTGCAGGATCCGCCGCAGCCGCATCCGCAATCGCCGCCGGGTGCGGGCTGTACTTGCAGCCCGAGGAGAGAAAGATTGCGCACGCCGAGCGGAAGAGGGACGCCCAGGACCACGTAGCCGGTTAGGTTACGTCGCGCTCTGTCGAGTTGGTATGCTCCCAGCATTTTCCTTTGCGATTGCCGCTCTCCCGTTTTTCACGAGCTCTCGGAAAATCTTTCGCTCCCGCCGGCGCCGCTGCGGCGTCATTCGTACGCGCTTAGTCAAAAGTGAGCAGCCCTCCCACGAGAAACCCCATCTTCTTTGCGGGGCTGTACAAAAACGCGGGCTTGGTACCGTTCGCAGGATTCGTACGGCCGCGCAGGATCGGCATCGAGGCCATCACCACGATCGCGATCTGCTCCACCGGCTGCAGAACCAGGTACTTCGTCCCGTCGCGGCCGAAGATCTGCCCGCTCGCGTAATAATCCATGTCCTGGCGGATCATCGGCACGGGCGGATCGGTGGGAGACATCCGCCGGTAGCGCGGATCCGCCATCTTCGGCGCATACTCCACGCCTCGAGGGAAGAGAAAGACCTCGGTGCGGCTGGTGTGGCCGTCGGACATGTGCGCCAGGTATGGAAAACAATTTTGGTTCCAGTCCAGGGTGAGCCCCATCATCCGCGTGATGGGCGAAATGCGATCGCGCACCGCGTCCTGGAAATAGGCGCTGTCGTCAGAGATCCCGAGCTGGATCCGCATGACCTGGCCGACAGGCGTCCAGTGCCGGTTGCGGATCGCCGCCATCTGCTGCGCGAGCTGATCGGCCAGGTTCAGCGGCGCGACTCTTTGGACCGCGGGTGCTGTGGCGCTCATTGTTGGATCACCGGGACCCCTGGAGTTACCGGCGTCACCACCATCTTTTGCAGATGGCACTGCTCGCCTTTTTTCTTTTTCCCGCAGCCGGCGAATTCGCACTGCACGCAGAGCGAGCCCGAGGCTCCCGGTAAGGGGCGCTCGGGCGGCGAAACTGATCTCGCGGAGAACGCCCCGCAACAGGTGCACGAAATCAAAATTTGTCCTTTGTTTTTCAATTTCTTATCCAGGCTCCCTCGATCCGGTACGTCGCTCGATCAAGAATCAGGCGGCGCATTTTCCGGTCATACCAAATCCGCGGACAGGTCCCGCCCTCTTCTCCGAACTTGTGATCCCAGCGCGCATCTTCTCCGCGCGCGGAAGCGGGAACTTCGCTGCCGAATTTCGCCATGCCGTAGCTGATCGCGCGGCACCCGCCCAGCTCCACTCGCTCACGCTCGCTCGCCGTGAACACACGCAAATCGGCTTCGGTGAGATCCTGTCCGGTTCCGACAACGTAGAGTTGGCGTCCGGAGGGATCGCTGATCAGCTCGAGATCCCGGCCGGGGAAACTGATTTCCTGGACGACTTCCGTTTGCCCGGTGGAAGTGGGCTTCACGGCGACGGCGATGAATTCGCCCAGGTCGGTATAATCGCCGGCCGGCACGTGTGGCTCGTCCTGCACGGTGTAATGCTCACTCGCTTGGCCGGAAAAACCTTCGCGCAATTCGCGCGCTTGCTCCGCTGATGGTGAATCGAGATCTGCAGCCGGATTCGGGAACTGATTCCTCAACCGCTTCGTCTGGCGAACCATCCGCCGCGCGCGCGCCAGGTCCTCGAGAGTTCGGATATGCGCTTTTCCAATCCCCAGGCGGCCAAATGCCAGACGTTCATCCACGGGAAGGGAATCGTAGATTTGCGTCGGGTTTCTTCTGCCCCGCGATTTACTCCTGCCTGGCCCTGAGCTTCGCGAGGCTCTTCCCGGATTCGCGCCCATCAGGAGAAGCTCCGCGGGATTCTTCAACGCCACAGGGCAGGGATTTTCTCCCCGGGGATGAAGCACGCCCACGACGATCCCGGATCCTTTTACACGCTGCCCAGGAGGGAAGGCGACGCGCACCTGGTGCGTGCCCGCCCTCACCGTGCGAACTTTGTAGCCAGCAGGAACGCTGCGAACTTCCTGATGGTGGAACCGGGATGTTTCTCCGAATGGCATCGTTTTTACCGCGCGAGCGCCCCTTACCGGGAGCCTCGCGCTCAATCTTTCGCGTTCTCTCCGAGGTCGCCGTGATCGCCGGTCTCGCCGACGTCGCCGCATTCCTTCGCATGAGTCGGCGCAGCAGGCTTCTTTTTCAGATCCGCCTTCGGATCGGGCGCTGAATTTTTGGGACCAGATTTCGTTCCTTCACTCATGGCTCACCTCTTCTTTGGCATGCGTACGTAGATATCCAACCAATTCGCTACGATGGCGCGCTGCGCTTCGGCCAGGTCCATCTTTCCGTTGCACACCTGCGCGTGCAGGTAATTCTCGACGGAATCTTTTTCGTGGGCGCCAGGGCGCGGCGTATAGGGCTCGGGCCACAGATTGCGAACGTCGTCCGCTCCGCCCAGCTCGAGGGAGATCAAATGATCGATTTCGTAGTAGGATTCCTGTCCTGCATGGCCGCCATCTTTAGAAGCGTTGCTTGGATTTTCAGTCACCGGATTGAATTCAATCCGAACGGGTGCTGGATTTGGAAAGGAAAAGCTATGAGCAACGGCGGATATGGCCGCTGGGGACAAATCCGAGCGCACCTTTTTGTCTGGCGCATATTTTGCGGCCCAATCCCTAAAGGGAAAGAACTTGACCACATTTGCAGGAATCCCTTGTGCGTCAACCCGGATCACCTGGAACCCGTCTCCCATCGAGTGAACGTTCGCCGCGGAACCAGCCCTTGCGCGGTCAAGGCTCTCCGGACTAGATGCCCGCGCGGACATCCGTTCAGTCGAGCGAATACCTGGATTCGAAAGGATGGAACACGGCTCTGCCGGGCTTGCCATTCTTTGCGCCAGGCAAGCTACAAGCGACATGGGAAGGGGCTTTGATTTGTCGATGCCGTATTGCGCGTAAACTTTCGCCTTCATTTCGGCGGTGGTTTTTCGGAATTGCTTTGTGGATCCGCCGTGGCACACGCTTTCCAAAGTCGCATCGGGGCGAACGAGGCCCGGCGTTACGGCGGGATCCGGCAGCAGCGCAGTCAAGCCGCCTATTTTGGTTTGGGCGTAGCTTGCAGCGGGTGCGGGCTGTACTTGCAGCCCGTCGGCAGATTGTCCCGCCGCCGGAATAGCCATGGCGACAGAGCAGAGTAGGACAATCGACAAGAACGAGTAATTGACACGTAAACGTAAGAATAGCGATACTAAAGCGCTCCCAAACTTTCCCTTTGGAGGCTCCTCAAAATGAGAGCTCAAATTGCTGCAATCGTTTTCGTGTTTCTCATGGGCATGCTGGCGGGCACGTTCGCGGACGAGTGGGCCCAGCAGCACGATGCTGCAATCGCGCAGGGACAGGGGTTGTCTCAGCAAACTCTCCCGAATTCCGTTCGATAGCGTCATATCCGTTTTTCAAAAACGATTCCGACGACAAGCATTCCGAGCAGCCCGATGCCGATCCATGGGCCCCAGCTCTGCAGAACCGCCGCAGGTGTAGGTGTTGCACCGGGAAAAGTCGGAGTTCCGATCGGGAGGATCGCAACGTTGGAAGAGGCCCCTGCCGATGGTCTACTTACAATTCCGAGCGAGTCTCCTACGATATTTCCAGTGATCGCGAGCATCGCATTGTGCAGAATGCTGTAGGCGTCATTCTGCAAGGCGAATCCGTTGCCGATCACCTGGACAGAAATTGTGATCGCGAAAGTGCTTGGGCCGTTGTCCGTGACTTGGCTTCCCGTCACGACCATCCCGTACGAGGAAATCTTGCTCGAAAGCTGGCTGATTACCGCGCTTGTCGGCAGTAGAAGATTTGCGACGTCATAAATCGGTTCTGTATATGAAACCTGGTACAGGAGTTGCGTGCCAGATGGAATCTGTGCGCTTGACCCAGATGCAGCAGGTCCCGCGTTCGCCGGAATGGAATAGCCGGGAGTTCCCGAGCTCGAGCGTGGCGGCGGAGGAGGAACAGCGGGATTAATTGATATCCCTGAAGACGGGGCGGCCGCACTAGGAATGCTCACGCCGTAATTCGAATAGAGCTGTGCTATGGTCACGATTCCGGACATCAGATTCGCGATGTCCTGATCAGTCGCACCCACGCTGCTTAAAAGATCGATGTCCGATTGCGAGTAACCACTGGCGATCGCCATTGACGCCATCGTTGAGCTGATCGCGCCGAGGCCTCCGAGCATGTGACCGGCGCCGCTGAGCGTGCGTAGACGTCTCACGCCGATGGAGGTTCCTTCAAACGTGGGCATGGTCGCGTAGCTCATTTGCGGCCCTTTACTGCCATGCCGATGATGAGCAGGACCACCAGGCCAGCTCCGCCATAAATCGCCACGTCGGGCAATCCCGAAATAATTGAGCTCTTTGTGAACCATGAACCGCCAGTCCCTCCGGCCTGTGCGAGAAGGGCATTAGCCGAAGCGGTGTACGTCGCCGCGAGTGCTGGATTCGAACTCGCGAGCGCGGCCGCCTGCGCCTGCAGCGATTGCGCTTGAGCCACGAGCGAGGCCTGCGTAGTCGGCGCGACCGGCGCGATCGCAGGATTGATCTGCGGTTGTCCCGTAGCCGCCTTTGCGATCGACGTGCCAAAAGACGTGAGCGAGCTCACGATCTGCGCCCAGGGCGTCACCGCTTGCCCGGCAGCGGAAGGCGTCGCCGGCGAAAGAATGCTGCCTCCCGAGCTCACGATCGAGGGCGCGGCCGATATCGGCCCGGGAGTGAAGGGAGCGATCGCCGGCGCGATCGGAGGCGACATCGGATAAAGATCGACGGGCAGCGGCGGAAGAATCGGGGAAAGATTCAAGCTGGTCATGTCCACCGGTGCGAGCGGCAGATTCGAAAAATCGACCGTGTCCGTGCTGTCCTGGCCGAGGAATGATCCCATCGTCCCGCTGCGCACGATCCACGGATTTCCCTGCGTCGCGGCGCGCGCGGAATCAAAATACGCTTTCCAATTCACGCCGTCGGCGTACCCGCGCATCGTCCCCGCGGGCAATCCGCGCAGAGGCACGCGCGGCGGTGGGCCCGGATTGAAAACTGGCGTGGGTCGGTACAGATAGGACACTAGCGTTTCTTCCCTCCGCCCATGAGCAGCGCGAATCCCAGAACGACTCCGCCGGCGAGCAACGCGTTCGGCACGTTCCATGTCCCGATGGCCGTCGTGCCGCCGAGCCATGCGGCCACCTGGTCCGCCACGCTCGAGGATGCCGGCGCGACCGTTATGGTGCTGGTCGTCGGGCTTTGTGTTACCGCGGGAGAATTCACAGCGGGAGCTGCCGCGGGACTCGCGGTGCCTCCGCCGCTGGTCACCAGAACCGCGGGCGGCGGTGGCAATTCCGGCACTGTTACTTGCGGCGTGGGAGAAGATTGCGAAGAAACGGGCGGCGGATTAAAGGAAGGCTGCGCGGGACTTGGTCCATAACGGAATGGAGCCGGGCCTTGGGGGATCGGCGAGGGCCCGACAAAGATGTGATCTCCCACATTTGGTGGTGCGGGAACCCGTACCGGCGGAGCGTATCGGACCATGTAATTTGGGAAAGCACTAAGGCTTCCCAAGTTCACGGGATTCATCGCAGCTTTCGCGGCCGGCTCCGCGGGGGCCCGATAATCGGTGTACAGATAGTTGCCGAGCGTCACGCTTTTCGAAAGATCGCGCACGCCGTTGTCATTCCGCGTTGGGAAATAAATCCGGCCCATCAGTTTTTCTCGCTCGTCTGTCTCGCTCTCATTTTCTCGCTCGTCTGTCTCGCTCTCATCTGCCCCGCCTTCCGCCCAGGCCCCAGGCGACCAGGCCGAGGGCGACCAGGCCGAGGATCCACGGCGTCGCGCCGCCGCCGAGTGTGGCCACGAGCTGCCCGCTCGAGGGATATCCCACGCTTGGCGCGACCGCGCCTGGCGTGAGTCCGGTGAAGTAGCTCGAGTACGGTGACGCGCCGGATGCGTAGCTGAAGGGAATCGTGGGCTGCCCTTGCACGGCGCTGGCAATTTGCGCGGCGCCGGATTCAAGAGTTGCCAGCGCCGTGATGTCCGTCGCGGCGTCGCCCAAAACGCGATACGCGGGATCATCACCAAGGACCGCGTAGCCATTCAGCGAGCTGCAGCGGCCGCCGCTCATGTCCTGGTAGGTGCGATTCGTGAGGGACCACACGCGCTTGCGAAAATATCTTTGCGGCGCAGATCCGTAGGCGCTCCCCGGGCGCGCCACGTCCATCGCCACCCAATTCCCGGGAACCACTTCCGCCTCGGGATAAATGTGGGAAAACTCGTCGGGCGCGGTGGGATCCGCAGCGATCGTCACCAGGCGGGAAGGAATTCCGATCGTGCCGAGCAGGGAAGCGATCAACGTGCTGGCGTCATCGCAATCGCCCGCAAAGTTTTGCAGGAGGACGCGAACCGGGCGCACAGTCTCTTTGGGCCCGAACGGACCGACCGGATCCTCGACATAGAACCAGCGGGTAGCGACAGCGTTATAAATCGCGTGCGCTTTTTGATCCCGGCTGAACTGGTCGTCAATCCCTCGAATCATTCCGATGGCAGCGACGTTGACCTCGGGATCCTTTACTGCGTTGTCCACAACCGGACGGATGAGATTGATCGTTTGCTCGACGCCTTGATCGCCCGAAAGAAGTGGCGCGCCCATCACTCCATTGAAGGTTCTCAGGTCAGGAAGCACTTGACACTCCACGTGACAAAACGAAAGGCGCGGTTTGGGGCCGCGCCTTCATCAGGGTCTTTCCGTTTGCGCCGCACGCGGTTTCCCCCGTCCCGCGGAGCGGGACAGTCTGCGCTCGAGTGCAGCGGCTTGAGTTGTAGCGCACAGGAGCCACGGTGCGCTTTTCGGGGTTTCACTGTAAATGGGGTCTATAGGCTATCGGTATTCTATGGGCATGTACCCGTAAATTATCCCGCTCTACGTTGACTAGACCGCGTTACAAAGCTGTATACTCCCTGAACACACTGCACGCGCGAGGGCCACTTTCCCCGGCATTCGACGGCAGAACATCTTTCGGAGCAATTCATGCCAGTGAAACCCGCCGCGGGCGAAACACTTGTTGAGGAACGACGCACAAGACTCGAATCAGCATCGGATCCACAGGAAAAAACAGGCGGCAGAAAGCATCCGCCGATGTGGGACTTCATCGATACGCTCACTCCCGCCGATTGGAACACCAAAGATTACGAGATGACTCTCTACCGCGGATCGAAAGCAAACCGCGGCCCATGGTGCGGAAAGTTTTTTGAGCCGATGACTCCGGACAAAATTCAAGAGAAGTTCGGCGGTGGCGGTTACGTGATCTACATGAAGGTGCCGCCGGGGAATCAGCTTCGCTACTTTGAGGAAATCGAAATCGTGGGCGCGCCGAAAAACGATTTCATTTCGTCAACGACCGGGCCGACCGCGATGGATGCGACCTCACAATTGATCGCACTTTTTCGCGAGGAAATGCGCGCTATGCGGGAAGAGATGAAAGCCTCGCGCGGCGGAGACATGGGCATCGAAGCCGTCAGGCAAGCAATGCAGTTGAACGGCCAGGTGTTTTCTTCCGCGGTGCCGGCGGTGACGAATGCAATCAGCGGAGCCAACGGTTCGGGACATCGCGATCCCGGACCGATGGACGAACTCACGAAAACATTTATGCAGGCGGCGATCGCAAAGATGCTCAACCCCGCCGATCCGATCGAGCAGTTCGCTAAGATGGCTACGGCGATGGGAACCCTCGGATATAAAATGGGCGGCGCTAACGCTTCGGGGAGTGTGGCCGCTGAACTTGCGCGAGGATTGCTGAACGCCCTCCCGCAGCTCGCCAGCCACGTCGGTGGCATCATGGATCAATATCGCCGCGCCGAGGAAGCCAAGCTGCAGCAAGTGGCGCTGATGCGCGGAGCTCCCGGGGCGCGTGTAATTACTCAGCCGGCCGCGCCGGCGGCACCTGCCGAGCCAGGTCCGGGAACGAACGTGATCGAAATGCCGGCCGCGCCGGCAACGGAAGCGAATCCCGCGGCCGCAGCAGGGAATCTAACTTCGGAGCAAACCATTCAAGCGGAACAGCTCTTTCAATTCGTGGAAACAAAAGTGGTCGAGCTCCTGCTGAACACGGATCTCACTCCCGAGGAAGCAGCGAATGATGCCCTCACGTTCATCGATGTGACGGACAAGAACCTGGTCGACGAGCTCCTCCGCCACGGCGAGGCAGGCCTGCGCTGGGCATTCTCCCATCGCGAGATCTTGCAGCGCGTTCCCCTCGGCCCGCGCCTGGACACCTTCATCGCCGAATTCATCAAGAACGGCCGCAAGGTCGCCATGCCGATCCCGGCGATGCCAAATCCGAACATCCCGCCGGCCTGAGTTCCGAAAACTTTTCGAGGTTGGATTGAACAAACCTCCAATTTCCAGAACTCCACAGGATTTCCACAGCTTCATTGCCGCACCTGCAATCTTATAATAATTATAATGGCCCTGCCCCTTGACAGGCCTTCCTGATATTTTTAGTATCGCGGCCTCTCGGACTAAACCGTCTTGCGCGGAGGGTTGAGTTCAGGGTCTCGCAGCTCGTGGCTCAACCCTCCGGCGCTTTTCGGAAACGAGCTGCGAAACCATGACGATTCTCCAATTTCCCGGCACACGCAATCTTCCATCCTACCCAGATATCGAGAGAGCAGTGCTCGGAGCGATTCTTCACAATCCCTCGATTCCTAACGCTGCATTGAAAGCAGCGATCGAGATCGAGCACCTGCACTCCCTAGCCTTCACGATTCCAGCACATATAAAAATTTTCCAACGTATGGTCAAGATTCATTGGGGAGGGAAGCTCCCAATCAATCTGGAGACATTGACGGAAGCCTTTCTCGCTAAACTGGTCGAGGAATCTCCCGAGTTTTTCAGAGGACTTTATACAGAAGTCGAATTCGCCAGAAAAGTGCTGGAATACGCAAGGATTATTCGAGAGGCGAGTCAAGCGCGGGGGCTCGTCGCGGTTGACGTCAATGAGTTTTTACTGATGAAGTTTCCGAAGCGCTCACACCGTTCGGTTTAGAGAGATTCCCCTATGGCTACAGTTGCTTTTCGTCGTGACAAACCTCTCCCAGTAGACATCGCAAAAAAACTTCCATCAAATCCAGATGCAGAGAGGTACGTGCTCGGCGCCGTGCTGGTGGACGAGACGAACCCCAATGCAGCTCTCGCTGCAGTACGCGAGCACCTATGGGTTGACGATTTCCATGTGCTGGAGCATCAGGTGATCTTCCGTCACATGCTCGGCCTGGCCGTGGCCCAGGCGCCGATCGAAACCGTGGCATTGATCGAGGCCATCGAGCACGGCGGCGACCTGGGTAAGTTGGAAGAGGCTGGCGGAATCGCCTACCTCCTGAAGATACAAGACGGAATGCCGCGGGTATCCAACGCCGCACACTACGCGAAAATCGTTAAGGAAAAGTCAATTCAGCGGCAGCTCGCACGCGAAATGTACCGCCTGCACAATGAGGCGATCGAGGGGCACACTTCCGCGGAAGACTTAACAAGGCAGGTCGCCGAATTAGGGAAACCATCGGCGCCCAGCGAGAATCCCGCCGTGGTGGTTGGGTTTTCGTCGGTGTTGCAACGCGAATGCTCGCCAGTCGAGTACGCCATCCAGCCGCTACTCTCTAGCCACGGCACAGGAGAGATCTACGCATGGCGCGGCACAGGTAAGAGTTTTATAGGAACGCAGATGGCCGTCGACATCGCCCTGGGAAAATCGATGATGTTCGGCGGGCACAGGGGAGGCGGCGGCCACTGGCCGATTTCCCGGCCGTTCCGCGTGCTGTACGTCTACGGCGAGATGGACGATTCAACGATCAAGGAACGCAGCCTGGCGATCGCGCGTATATGCGGCGGCCAGGCTCCCACCGACGAGCAGCTCGGGACGATGTGCAAGGACTACCAGAAAACCTGGCGGCCGAAACTTTCTACCGCGCGCGACAGAAAATTTATTGAGGATCGGGTCTTCGGCTACGGATATGAGGGACTGATTTTGGATAACGTGTCAACGCTGTGGCCCACAGCGCAAGAGGCGCAGTCAGATCGCAGCGCGGTCCTGGCCGAATGGTACACGGATCTCAATCAGCGCGGCGTATGGGTGATCTTCCATCACCATGCCGGCAAGAGCGGTGAGCAGCGTGGCGACTCCGAAAAGGAAGACATGCTGGATTTCGTTATGAAACTGCGCCGGCCGGCGAACTACAAAGCGGAGGAAGGATTGCGCGTCGAAGTCCACATCGAGAAAAATAGATTCAAGCCGGAGAACGGGCAATGGCTGATGCCCTTTGAGATTCACTTGACCCGCGATGTGAACAATGAACCGGTGTGGATCACACATCCAGCCCACGAAGCGCAGCGCCGTGCAGCGTTTGAAATGTTCAAAAACGACATGCCGGCGATGTTTGTGGGCCAGGAAGTAGGCGTATCGAGGGCCACGATCTACCGCTGGAAAAAGGAATTTGACGAGAACCAAAACCCAGACTTCCACACCGAGCCGGAAGAGTAACTCTCACGATCCTCCCAAAAGTCTCACATCCTGTCTCACTACGAAAATCGTAAATATATGACCTCATTAGTGTTATAGATATTACAGTCTCACGAGTGTCTCACGCCTGTTTTTATAAATATCCTCGTTGCATAGAGATACAGAAAAAGAGTCTCAAAACCCCTGTTTTACCCCCCCCCTCGTTTTTTATTGAACGAGACACGCTCAAATCTTACAACGAGATCGTAGTCTAACACACTCAAAGCAGGGACGGTCAACCGGCCCTCCGTGAGACTCAAATATATATAAATTATTACATCTATTAGAGATAGCTAGTGTATCGGTCGGAAGGTGTGAGACTTTTTTGCTTGTAACCCCTTTATTTACGTCTACGTCGGCCAAAAAATGAGACTCGAGTGTGAGACACCGTGAGACTCCCCTGTGTTTATCAGTGGATCCGTCGTTTTAGGGTTGGAAAAAAGTGTCTCACGGCCAAAACTATCCTTGACAAGGCTTATGCGATCTTGTAATCTCTCAGCGTGTCTCATAAGCTATATGCGCCTCCACTGAACAGGCCGGTTATTATCAGAACCGGTGATTGTCGCCTTTGTTTCTATCTCTCTGCCCAGGGAGGGCCTACCATGAAAATTCCACCTCTTGATTTCCTACTCGTGTGCTCCGGTCTGTCACTTAGAGAGTTTGAATTAAATCGCCAAACCCAGGCTGCCAATCTGCGGAAACAAATTCGTCCGATCGAGGACGAACTGCGCCAGGCGGAAGCTGAGGCTGTACTCGCTCGTTGGTTGATGGAATACCGCGATGTGTTGCTGGCGGCCGGCCATGCTGCGGCATTCCAGGCAACTTTCGAATTTCAGCCCTTTGCGGCGATGCCGGCCGGGGCCCCGCCGACGAAGATCGTCAGAAGGAAATCTCGCGGTGAGTCGCGGAAGGAGATATGCGCGTGAGCACCCAAGCGAAGTTAAAGAAAAAAGCTCAGACCAACGGAAAGCAGAAACCGATCAGTTTTGGCGCCTACCCGGACCAATTAGAGCGCTGGACAAAGGCAGCAAAAGCCATGGATCGGCCTTTGGGCTGGTGGATCCGTTATCGCCTCGAACAGATGGACACCCTGGATCAGCAGGCGCTTGCCCAGGGAGTTTTGCAGGAGAAATCGTGACGCATGCGAGCGTGGCCCTACAGGTCGAGCGAAGCGCTCGCGATCGCGGGCTACAAATGCCGCGGGCCGATCGCTTGCCCGATCTGTGGGGCCGAAATCGTGATCTATCAGATCCCGGGACAGATGCCGGTGTTCCTGGATCCGGAGAAGTTCTTCCCGCACCTGGTGGATCCACAGCATGCCGATCCGCCTTGGCCGCCGCCGGTGGACGGCAAGAGCGCGGCGGCGGGGCCGGATTTATGAGTGCCGAGGGACGGCAATGGCTGTATCGGATCTTCTGGCGTCTGAACGAGGCCCTAGCCATCGAGGAAGACCTGTTTTGGAAGATGGAAATGCTTCGCGCGTTGATCCTGGTGCATCAACTGCGCCATACAGGAAGGTGGAATCTAGGATGAAGGGACCGCTGATCGTCGCGGCAATTTTGTTGGGCGCCGTGCTCCTGCAGGCGTACTGGCCGGGATTGAACGATCTCATCGATCGCTGGCGTGACTGGCGCCATGAGCGCGCGTTCTCAAAGCGGCATACGGAGAAAGGCCGATGACTCAAATCTGCGCTTGGTGCAAAAAGGAAATCCGCGATCTTGGCGGCGAGGAGGGTATCTCCGATGGACTCTGTTTGGACTGCCGTAAAAAGCATTTCCCGGAAACTCTGCGCAGTGTGCGCGAACAGGCTGAGGCGCTGGTCGCTAAAGATGCTCCGCAACGCAATCTGGCGCGCGGATGAATGGTGTCACGAGCAGGAAGTCCGCCTGCGCGAAGAAGCCGCCAGGCCCGCCTTCCAGGCCGAAGTGAATCGCGTGCAGAGCGCCAAGCGGGAGCATGCGCTCAAGAAATTGCCGGCGTGTCCGCCGCTGGATGCAACAGCGCCCGCCGTCGCGGGCAAAACAACGGGAGCCAGGCGTCGCCTTTCCGCGGCGAGTATGGCGCCTCGCCGGCAATTCCCAAAACTGAAGTACCAGCACGGCGAATTTGTCAGCAGAGAGAGAGGCTGAAGATGACGATCATTCAGGAAAGATGGGAAGTAATCCAGAAGCTCCCGCTCAAATATGGCGGACACAAGCCCGATTCGCAATTCTGCGTGATGGAAGCCGCTGCTTACGTTGCTGGTGAAAAATGGTCCGATCATCCTGCTTGCGTTCCGCCCACGATTGCTGCGCTGCTGCGCCGTTGGAATGATCGACTTCCCACGGATGCCGATCGCGATCGTCTATTGAAGCCGTTCATTCCCAAAATCATCGGACTTCCCTCCGATAAAAACACAGAACTCCGGCGCGCTGTGATGTGTGGCGATTGGGCGCTGCGCGTACTGATCCCGGAGTATCTACGATATGCGAAGCGCGACAAGCTGGCCGATGCCCTCGCCGCGCGGGTAGAGTCTGCTACGCAGGCTGAACTCCGTGAGGCTGTAAGGTTCGTTCAGGGGAAATTGGGCGCCAGCGCCAGCGACATCGACATCGACATCGACATCGACATCGCCATCATCGACATCGCCCCTTTGCGGCGATGCCGGCCGGGGCCCCGCCGACGAAGATCGTTCGATATCGACATCGCCATCGCCAAGCGCCTAGAAGAATCTCAATCAGCGCTCGTAGAGCGGATGATTGAGTGTCGGATTGAGGATGAGTAAATCAGATGTCGCACAAGACAAACCAACGGAATCGATGCCTCGAGTGCGGTCATTCGCTGGAGCTGGCTACGGGCCTAAATACTGAGCATAAGCCCAATCCGGGCGATGTCTCGATCTGCATTTCGTGCAGTGCTGTGGCGATCTTTGACGGTGACCTTTCACTGCGCAAGCCGACGGATGAAGAGGCGGCCAACTTTCCCGCGGAGATCTCGCAGGAAATCCACCGCGCACAGACCGTTACGCGCGCCTGGTCGCGAACTTTCGGAAGGAATTGAGAGGCTGGAAGAATGAGCTCATGGAACCACTCAATTTGTGATGACTGCTGGGAGAAACGAATCCCTCGGTTTGAGCCTGTCCGCATAGTTGAGAGCCATCGGACGGAGCGATGCTGCTGTTTTTGTGGGAATTTGAACCGAAGCGGGATTTTTATTCGGCAGAGTCCCAAAGACATGCGTTGCCAGGGGATTCACGAGTGACCGGTCACGAGTCACGAAACAGCTTAGCTCTCGATCTCGTTCATTCGTTTGCAGAATTTCTGGTAGCAAGGCCGGCAAAGCGCAAATCGATAGTGCAGTCGTAACTTCGATTGGCAGTGCATGCAGCCGAACTTTTGAAAGTATCTGATTGCAAATTGGCGCAGGCGAGCGCGAGGCACGCCGAATTGAAGAAGTGAGTGACGCAGCATTGAATCCGGCGTGGTTTTCACAAGGGCAAATTCTAGCATGAACATCCCTCTCGGCTACGAAATCGGCAGCGGAAAGCGCGTCACGATCCCGGTAAACCACACCGTGGTCCTGGGACAGACGCAGCTCTCCGGAAAGACGACCACGCTCGAGGCCATGGTCGAGCGCTCCGGGCTACGCGCCATCGGTTTCATCACCAAGCCTGGGGAAAAATCCTTTCGCCTGCAGACGCAGATCCCCGCGTTTTTCAGTGAATCGACGATTGAGGAATACTGGAAGCACGTGGTGGCCATCCTGGAATACCGCGCCGGCACTCGCCTGGGCTGGCGCGAACGTGGCGTGGTGATGAAACTCTGTCAGGACTACAAAAAGGAAACCTCCCGGATTGGGATGGACAAGTCTGGAAAGTCCAAGCGCGAGGCCGTGAAATATTCGTGGCGCGCGCCGCGATCGCTCCGTGCGCTCCTCGAAAACATCGGTGCATGGATGCCCTTTGCACGCGGGCAGGAAGAAATGATTTGCATCCAGTTGCGGGAATATCTCAAGCCCGCCATCGAAGAGATTGAGAGCGCCGACTTCTCCGACAAATTGAATCTGGCCCCCGGTATAAACGTAATGGACGTGACGAATCTGTCCGATGGACTGAAATCCCTGGTGATCCGCAGCGTGATCGAATGGGTACATAAGCGCGGCCGGAAGATAGTCGTCATTATACCTGAAGCGTGGAAATTCATTCCCGAGGGCCGCAGCACACCGGTAAAGCTGGCGCTCGAGGGCCTGATCCGCGAGGGCGCCGGCGTCGAAAACTTCGTGTGGATGGATTCGCAGGATCTCCGCGGCGTGGACAAAATGCTGCTGCGCAGCGTGATCGTGTGGCTTTTCGGCGTGCAGCGCCAGAAAAACGAAGTGGCCTCGACGCTGGCCAGTATTCCAGACCATCCCAAACCCACTGCCACGGAAGTGATGCAGCTCGGCAAGGGCCAGTTTTACGTTTGCTACGGCACCACGCTGAAACATACCTACGTACAGCCGGCGGGGATGGAAGACGCGCACGCCCAGGCCATCGCCCGCGGCGACGAGTCTCCCGATTCCTGGCGGCAGATAGAGCGGGCGCTCGAGGTGCAAGATGGCGAAGCTGCATCGGCCATGGGCGATAGCCAACGTCCTGATTATTCCGGTGACAAAGAGGGCGGCGAAGGGATGGCACGCGATGCTGAACGTGAATCCTCACTCGCTGGGCCCGATCCAGATCCATCTGGAAT